TGGGAGAATGCTATCGGTATTATCATACTCCACATGAACTGTACCTGCGATATAATCTTCGGCTACAGTTATTCCTTTGTCTATTAATTTAGGTTTCACTTTTTACCTCCTATTTTTGTAAAAAATTCTTCGAGTTCTTTTTGTTCTTCCTCAGTTGGTTTGAAGTGAGGATTTAAAAAATACTCTTGCAACAATGTACCTTTTTTATACTCCACTTATTTCCTCCTCGTCTATTGAAAGCCAATCTTTATCATAGTAGCCCTGATGTACAGCCCATTTCCAATCAGTAGCATCTGTCTCACTACCATCTTCCCAAAATTGTGTACCATCTTTTAAAGTAATAAATAGTCTTGTCCATTTACCCACTTCCATCTTATCAATCTCTTCGATTTTAAAATTGTTTCGTTTAGCAATGTCTTCAATATCCCATACAAGAGTAGTGTCATACTTTGCTTCTACATATCTAACTTTAGTCATATTTTTACCTCAAATTGTTTTTAACTATATGCCAACACTTGGCGACATATTCTCCACCTTCTTTATCAGCTTCACCTTCATACTTTTCAAGAATGATTTTGATGACTTCATCAATACAATCTTTAGCTTCCGATACTGACTTAGGGCTTTCATATACTTCGTACTCTGCCATATTTATTCTACCTCTGGAGATTCTTCAAATCTCTTTTGGACTACTAAGTCAATTAACTCATCATAAGATAACTTATCTTCGTAAGCATCTTTATAAGTCATACCAAGTTCTTCTAACAAATCTTGTGCAGAAAAGTTAGAAGAGATTACTTGCATTTCTAAATGCTCTTTGATTGTTTCATTGTGTGCGTTAGACATTTATTTATCCTCCACTTCGTCATCTTTGTACATAACAATTTTAATCTTATCATTAACAAAGTCTTTACCAAAAGTATCTTCTAGTTTTTTTGTTAAATCCTTTTTAAATTTTTGTTTATCGGTTTTCATTTTTATCCTCCAATTTTTTTAAGCGTTCAATTAAATCTTTAACCCTTGATGACTCATTATAAGGACTTCTTAACAGAGCATCATCAACTAACTCCTCTATCTGACTTTCCATATCATAGAATGTTGGTCTGTCATTTAAATCTAGCCCATTTGAGTCTGTTAATTCACTCACAACTTCTATTTCTTTTTCGAGTCTTTCAATATCAGTGAAGACTCTATCTTCTATATAGTCATCAAGTTTAATTAGCTTTCTTAAAAAGTCAGCTATCATTTGTCTTAAATATTTCATTTTTACCTCTTTAGTTATTTAAGTTAGTTAAAATATATTCGCCACTATCTATCTTAGCTTGAGTTTCTTTTTTAGTTTCACCCAAGAACATATTTCTGTAGCGACCTGTAGTAGTAGAATAATCCCAATAGTTTTCATCAAGAAATATTACACCACTCATTCTCATTCTCTTAGCTATGATTGAGTCGTAGCTTTGCAAATAAGTTCCGTTATCAGTTTCTATTTCAAACTGATTAGCGACCGACCTGCCACTATTACTCTTCATGTTTCTTACTTTTACCATTAATACCTCCATTAATTTTAACAGTTTTTATTTTACTAAGTTCGGCATTTTTGCCTTGCCTAATTCTATCCATCATTTCCATGTGTTCTTTCATTGTCATAGTCATTTGGTTTTATCCTCATCTTTTACTAATTTAAGTTTTGGTTTTCGTCTTCTAAGTTTCTCCTCTGCTCTTTTACTAACCTCATCTATCTTACGCATAGTCCTTGAACAACTTGCAAGATATTTGATTTCATCTAAAACAAAGTCTAACATATCATCTTCTAAGTCTTTAAATATCTGAGCTATAGCTATAGCTTCTTCATCTTTCAATACTCTAAACTTCATGCTTCCTCTCTGACAAATTCTTTATATTCGCTATCATCCCAAATTTCATCATCAGGATTTATAACTTCTATTGGTGATGTTTCTTTAGTCCAACCATATTTAATTGCAGTTTCTTCCCACGTCCATAATTGTTCGTGCATAAAAGGATTACTAAAAAAACAACTATCACAAAGACCATTTTCTCCTTCGTATTCAGGATAGTCTTTTGAGTCTATTTCTGATTTACAAAAAGTACAGTTACTCATGCTTCCTCCTTTGTTAAATGATTTTCTATTATTGTTATCTCGTTTTCTAAACGCTCAGTGTCTTCTTGTAATTGTTCTTGTTCATGTAGCCATTGATGAGCAACACCAGATAAATGTTCATAGATAACATCTACTATTTGCTCTTGTACTGTTTCGCCACCTAACCCAGATGACATATGCCATAGCTCTGAATTGTTAGCATAAATCATTATCTGGTCATAAGTATAAACTGAAATACTGCTGTCTACATATTCATGCAAATAATCGCCTTTGCTTTCTAGTATTTCTTCTTTGTTATCTTCTAATTCTGCTATTAAATCTTCTTCAATAGAAGATAAACTATAATCTTTATCTGTCATGCTTTACCTCTAAGTTCTTTCATTTCTTGTTTAAACTTTTGTATTGCTTCTCTTTTAGTGTAGAAGTAATAGACTCTTGTTTCCAAGTAGCCATTAACACTATCACATATTCGCCAAGCCCCTTCTCTATTTCTATCTATATCCATTATGCGACCTCCTCGCTTAAACCTAAAACTTCTACACCTAAATCTTCAATGAGTTCTTCAAGTAATTCTACGACCTCTTTATGTTTAAGAGGTGTCGTGTAATCTACTCCATAAAACTGAGGAATATCTACTGAGTAGTGGTGTCTGTTGTATGCCCATGTAAAAACATCTTCAACAACATATTGTGCATATTCAAGGTCAGAAAATCTACCAAGCGTTTCTAAACCTTCAGGATTAAAATAACCTAAGCATTCAGTTGCCCCATTAAGAGCATGAGAACACTCAGCTAATAATTGACAAAGAGTATTTAACTCTCTGAATTTTTCTACTTTATCAATAACACTTAACATTTATACCTCCTTTGTTAGCTGTTATACCATAAGTCAAAAGCTTCTACAGTTTCGACAATATTTTCATCACCATTTGAAAGAGCTTCAAAAATACTTCTCAAAAGATTACCATGATAAAGACTATATTTAGTCTGCTCTTTATCACTCCATTCAATAAAAGGTTTCATTACATCATCAATGTAATAACCATTGGTCTGTAAGATACCATTTCCCATGTAAGTAATTCCATAACCATTTATATACCTACGAAAATCATAAACATCTTCATCGTCTTTATGTAAGTCGATTATTGTTTTCATGTGGATTGCCACCTTAATTAAATCATCAATCAAACTACACATATCTATGTGTCCTTGATTATCAGGATTTTCCTCATTAAACTTTTTCCTTTTATTATAAAGGTCAGTCTTTTTTATAGTCGCAAGTGTTTCCAATTTATACCTCCTTCTTTATCATTGGTTCTGCTTTTAACGATACAGCTTTACCGCCACATTCTTTTTCCATTATGTTTCCAAGTGTATTAATGGTTAAGGATATAGCCAGTGCAGCTATAAAATAATTTTCACTACCCGCATAGTCTTTCATAAAGGTATGTAGTTCCTCTATGCTATCAAAAGCAGTGAACATATTACTCTGTTGTATTTGTAAGGGCTTAGGTTTAGCCATAGTTTCTATCTCCGTTTTAACTCTCCATTTAGTTAAGCGATAGCTAGTAAGGTAGGAGAGTTATATGAAAAAAAATCCTCACTAGCTATCTAAAAATCTGTCGGTGGCAGTAGTAGTGTAGGTGGCTATTTCTCCTACAATCCCTGCAGTACCATTCTGACTACTACCACCTTAAATGTCTAACTTCTAATGGCAACAACATGGACTTCAGGGTTCAGTTGTTTTTAAGTTGTGTTAGTGTAGCTACGCTGTCCACTTACTCCACCACTTTCAATTAGACATTCAATATGTCTAGTTCTTCTTCGAACTCCTTCGAAACTTTATCTATAATCTTTGATAATTTTTGAGCGGGATTTCTGTCAAGATAATCCCAAAGCTTTTCAACTCCAGTATTCCAATTACTCCATCTTAAAGCCCCGACATGAACAAGATACTTTTGCCTAACATAATCATCATGTTCCTCGCTGTAATACTCGTTCCATTGAGATACATCAGTGTCTTTATCATATTCCAAAATATGAATATCACACTCATCAAAGTTATCGACTCCAATATAATTGTCATCTGACTTTAGATTACAACACTTAGTTAAATCTCTTGTCGGTTTAACTTCAACATGCCCTTCGGTTTCTATCATATAGCGATAGTTTTTATTGGACTCCAAGATTTCTTGAAGCAGTCTGTATAAATATGGTCTTATCAATTTTATCTCCATTTATTTAAATTAATCGGTTGCCCGACTGCCCTCAAACACTAGCACGAGCTAGGCGGGGCAGTCAAGCATATAAGATATTACCTTATTGCATAATTACTCCTTGTCTTTTAAAATTAATTCAATCTCATTAGAATTTTTGGTAACTTTTATACCAACAACCTTTTTATTTGATTCCTCTACTTTGTTGAAATGATTTTTCATATCTACATTTCTAAAAAAGAAACCACCTTGACACTCGCCTTCAAAGTTGTCTAACCAAAATATTTCACTCATTTATTTTCCTCCTCAAAAATTAATTCAAATAGTTTATCAAAGAATAAACTTAATTCTTTAGCAGATAATTTATTATATTTTTTATCGACTTTAATATTCATTTATTTTCCTCTATAAATTTTTCAAAGTAAAAACCTTCCTCGCCATAAACATCTATGTAGAGTTTTGCCATGTTAAATAATTCAGGCATAAGTTTCCACACCAGTCTACTGTTATTACCATCTAAAGCAACAACACTATTAAATGCTTGATTAACTGTCTTCGCTATTACTTCTGCCCTTGTACTAGCAACTCCCTTGTCGATTAAATACATAGCTACTAAGCTATAAGTTGTACTCAAATCAACATGATAATCACTATGATTTTGTTTAGTCTGATACATTTGTTTCATATTTACTCCTTGTTTATTTTAAGATGTTTTGCCACACGAATAAGCTCATCAACTTCTAAATTGAACTCCTCAATATATTCATTTTGTAACTCACTTTGTTTTTCAATTTCTTCCGAAAGTATTTCTAATCGAATCATTTGCCTGTTTAACCATTTGATTTTTTCTTTAATATAACCAAGTAGTTCTACTTCCATACAGTCTATATTTATTTTCATATTTATCTCCATTTAAGATTTATTAAGTGAGCAGTTTTACTTCTTGCTCAGGAAGTCATAGGGGGTTTATGTCACACCTTTATTTTTTTAAGTGCTTCTCGGATTTATATACTTGCACTATGAACGATTGATACTTTTAGTTTCCAAGCGATTTGTATCATGCTTTTTTTAATTCTTTGTTCCCCGACTGCCCCTATATAGTACCCCAAACTCCCGAAAATTGCTAGAGGTGTAAGACTATAAAGGTAATTATAAGAGAGTAACCTCATATTTATAACTCCTATCCATAGTATTAGGGCTATCAAATTTATAAACAGTTTTTAGTAAAGCAAATTTATTTCTGTTGCCATAAATAACATGCTTCTCATATTTAAAGTTTTGAGCCGATTTAAAACTAAATCCCAAGCTATCTAAATACTCTTTAGCTTTTTCAATAGTTGAGAAAGTTTTAATAGCTAACTGCAAACTATTTTTATAATCTTGGGCTAGTTTTTTATTAGCTTTTTGTTGCTCTGCGGATATTTTCATAACACTCCTTTTTTAATAATTATTAATAACCTAACTCTGCCGAGTCGCCTATATAGTACCCCAAACCCCGAAAAATCTCAATAGGTGTAAGACTATAATGCTTCCCTCAACTTTACGCACATGCGATAAGTCTGACAGATTTAATTATTAGACTATAAAAAAATTAAAAAGTTCTAAGATTAATTAAGATTTCACATAAAGTTCACAAAGATTTCACATGATATTTACTAAGATTTTACAAAAGGTACAGTAATTTTAATATGTACCTTTATAATTTATGTACCTTTTAAGATTATTATGTGTACCTTTTACAGTCGCCCTCAACTTTACGCAGACGAGGGGGCTTTCTATTATAATCATACTCAGTGTCAACTTTGTGTGATAAAACGAACAAACAAACTAAACAAACATATTTCATGCCCTGAAGGGCTACTCTTATGCTTTGCTAGGGGCAAAGATAATCAAAGCTTTATAAAAGCTTTACCAAAATAATGGGTTGCTAAAGCAACTCTTTAAGTCTTTGCCTCACACAAGGTTCGGCAAGTTATCAACAGTGAAGCAAAGGAGGCATGAAAAGTTCACATAGTTGTCACATAACTGTAACAAATGTTTCACAAAGTTGACACAAATTTATTTGAACTTTTTACGAACTAATTTTGTCTAATTAGCATGAACGAAATAATACATATATATTATAGTGACCTTCAAGGTGAGTCTTTTGCCCTTGAAGCTAACTCAAAAAGGGAAGCAAAGGACTTAATCAAAGTACATTTCGAAGAGTTTAAGCAAATGCCTTACTTAGTAAAAGCGGATAATTTCTTAACTTATCGAAACGTAGTAAATTATACTGTTGCATTAGCACAGGGGGTAAATCATGGGTAAATTTGTACCGACACCAGAATGGCTTGAAGCTGCTAAAGACAAGCCAGTATCGTATGGAAGCATTAAGTTTATGTGCCAGTTAGCGACTGAGCATATGCCAAAAAATGATGCTAGATTCAAATACTGGAATCAGCTAAGAGGTACTATTCTCAGTATGGCTAAAGGCACAAAATGCCAACATACTGGCAAGATTGGCACTTTCTCGCAACGCATGGCACATGATTGGATTGAGAAAAATAAAATCCTCGAGCCAAGCAAACGCAAGTTGCCGAAAGCCATTCTTGACAAGCATCAGCGTTATCAAGAAACGCATAGCGAAGATAAGTTAAGAAAATAACTTAAATCTTCTGAGCCCTCTAGAGTTTCTCTAGGGGGCTTTTTTGTCAGCCCCACTAAGAACTTGTTATGGTCACAGTGACTGCGTAATGTGCTAAAGCACATCGTTCCCACAAGTTCTAAGTGCCCCTGAACCCCGCCCAAAAGGCAGATGAGGAACTGCTAACGCAGACTTTGATTGCCTGATGAGGAGTGCTAAAGCACACGTGAAGGGGAGAATAAACTAACGCAAGTCCTGATAGCCCTACCAAGTCTGTGGAGTTTATAGGCATACATCAACGCCCTTAAAACTCTAGAATCTTTGTAAACTTGATAAGGACTTGTTTAGTTTGTTTGTTCTGGGATGACAAAGAGAAGATTTAAGATGACATGGGTGGACACTTTTAGTCCTACCAAGTTATTGATAGGCGAGTAGGAACTTGGTAGGACTAAAATGGGGTGGTTAGTTACTTTGGAATACTCTAGCAACTACAAGGGTTTCAAAGGACTCCCAAGTTCTAGGGGGAGGCAGGAGACCACCCCAGTCCACCCATGTATCTATAGCATACTCATACAAAATCTAGCAGTTTCTCCGTCAACCAGATTTGCCCGTAAGTAGTTTACACTAACTTCAAAGGGGCTAGTTATTTTTAATTAGTATGGGTAGTTTTTGGGTGGGTGTTTTTGAGGTAAGTAGAACTACTTAGTTGCCCTCAATATGGCTATATGCACCCGGGGGGAGCACTAAAGTTATTATAGTGTTGGATTTCGATTTTGTCAAGAGGGTTGACAAATTTATTTCCGAAGTATATACTAAGCCTATGGCAATGTTACCAACTCAGTCTAATCAGACCCAAAGAAAGCTTACAGAAAAGCAGCAATCCTTTTTGG